AGCCAACGCCGTCAATTTCTACTTTCCAAACTGGCGACCATGATGTCATGCTATTTGTAGGTTTCCTGCGCCACCTGTGCCGCGATAAAATGAATTATTTAGTGTGTCCACAATTGTGCGGGCAGTACCTTCCTGATCAATTGCACCTGACACGTTGATGTTGATAATTCGTGCTGCGTTTTGGGAATCGGTAAACCCACCAGCCCCTGCAAACCTTGCTGCGTTTTGTGAATCAGTGAACCCGCCCGCCCCTGCGGCTGATTTGACGACCGCTGCAATACCAGCGGCAACGCCAGTTGCAATTGCAGCATTGACCACTGCGCCTGATGTTGTCCCAGCCGTAGCACCCGCCGTCGCAGTTGTCGCACCTATTGGCGAAGTTGCTGGTGCTGCTGGCTTAAAACCACTTGGCAATGACGCAGTCGGTACTGAAATTCCGGCAGATGATTTATTTGTTGGCTGACCAATTTTTGAAATGTAAGGAATGTCTGCGCCAGTTTTGACTAGGTTTATTCCTGTGATTAGTTTGTTTATGCCGTCAATGGCGAAGTTAATTAAAGGTTGAATTGCGCCCAAAACATTTGCAATAACGTTCAAAACTACGTCAGCAACTTTACCAATTACGTTGAAAGCATCACCGAGCACCTTTCCAACAATTGGTGCTGCTGCTTTAATAACAGTAAAAAAACTTTCAAATTCATCTTTATTTTCAACAATGGTTGCTTTGATACGATTGAAAGTTTCTTTCATTGCATTAAAGATTGGCGTAACTATGTTTTTGATAATGCCTGCGACGTCGCTAATTACTTTCCCAAATCCGTCACCGCTGGTCAAACTAAATGCTCCTGAAAATGCTTGGATTGCTGGCAAAGCATTTTGATTTATGAATGACAAAAATTTGTCCAGAATTGGCAGCAACGCAGTGCCCAGCGTTTCCTTTGCTTCAGCAAATGCCACTTGCACCCGCGCGATCTTGCCAGCGTAGGTTTCAGCGTTTGCAGCAGCCGCGCCGCCAAATAATTCAGTGAGTCTGCCTTGCACGTCGGTGAATGACATTGTTTTCAATTCGGCAGTTGATAAGCCAATGCCTAATTTTCCAAGTGCTGTTGTATTTCCGTCAAATCCTTTGGAAAGTGCCGCTGCGACCGTTTCCAACGGCTTACCTGTCGCCGTACTTATGTCTAAGGCTTGTGCCAATAATTCCTGCGCCTTTTGTGTGTCGCCAGTTGATCTAACCAAACGTCCTAATGCTGGGCGAAGGTCGTCGTCAGCAACGCCTGACGCCAATGACATTTTAAGAATCTGCGACTCAGTTTCGGCGATTTGCGCCTTTGTTGCACCCGTAGCATTTTCCAATGCCAACGCCAACTGAGTTTGTGCCTTCTCGTCCTCAATGGCTGCTTTGACGCCGTCAATGCCGATCTTGATTGCAAGTGCTCCAGCGGCTACGGCGGCAGCGGCTAGGGCTGTTCCAATGACTTTTCCAGCCTTGCCCATTTTGTCGCCGAAGGTATCAACGTCACCCGTCGCTGATTTAAGCGATTTATTGAGTGAATCAACGTCACCAAGAATTGAAAGTTTAAGTGTTCTTGAGCCAGCCATTAATCGTACTTCTTAACTATTGTGGAAAATCCTTGTTCCCATTGTTTTAAAATGTTAGGTTGAACGCTTCGCAAGGTCGGATAGATAAACCAGCCACGAGAACCGCGACCTTCACGCCCTGACCAAACTGGGAATTGTTTTAACTTGTTAGAGCCAAATTCAGCACCGCCCCAAAGTTGCTGGGTCGTACCACCGCCGCTCAATTTGTCGCGAGCAAAACCAAATGAAATCTCACCAATTTTGGACGACTTGCTCACCTTAGAACCTTGCGCCACGCGATCGTCTAACCGATTACGTGTTCGACTGGCTGCAGCAATAATTTTGGTTTGAACAAAATCAGCCAATTGCGACGACACAATTTTGACTTGACTAATTGCTTCCTCGTCCATTGCCTTAAAAGAACGGGTAATGGCACGCAATTCTGCTTTGTCGTAGCTAATTGCATCTTTAGCCATTTGCCCGTCCTTCCAGTATTTCGATCACTGTCAAAATGTCCTCAGCCGTTTCAAATTCTGATTTGGGTAAATTTGTCGCAATAGACAATTCCCAAATAATTCTACTTAGGCTTCCGACTGGGTAACTTTTGGGACTGCTTCACCGACTGTCACTTCACTAATTGTTTCAGTCCAAATTTCAATTGGCTTGACTGGCTTGCCCGCTGCCTCACGCTTCATGGCGTGATACGCAAGAAATACCAAATCAGAAATGCCGATCTTGTCCTGTGCCTGTGAAATGGTGTTGCCTGTGCTTTTTTCCCACTTTACCCATTCTGGCGGGGCTGCAATGTATGTCGCAGCCTCGCCTGTGTTGTATTCGATCGTAATTGGTAGTTTCATTTTTTCTCCCGATTGTTTGGTTTAGCTAAATGTTTCCGTGACGTCGCCACTGACAACAAATGACATTGATACGGTTTGCGCATCTGGTGCTGTACCGCCAACGCTTGGATAAATTGGCATAACGTTAAAAGCAAAAACTGCGCCAGTGACTGCAGTTAATGAACACGCCAATGTTGTGTTTGGTGCTGATTCCGATGCTGACCATAGTGCCTCGCACAATGATGAGGGTGCGCCCCAGTCAGCAAGCATTTCAACGTCAAATGACCATTGATCGTCAATGCGCTTGTATGCCTTGCCGTCAAGTGTTTGATAAGTTTCAATAGTTGGTGAGTTTGATAATGTCGCACTGGTCGCCTGTGCGTCATAGTTAGTGGTAGCGATCGTTAGGACTAGATCGCGACCCGTGATGATCGTTGTTGCCACGTTTTTCTCCTTAGGTAGTTTGTGTGTAGTACGTTGAAACGTTTATGTCAGCAACCAGCATTGGCGACTGACCTACTTCTAACACTGTTGGTTTTTCTACGTTTCCAACAATGTATCCAGCAGGCATTGCCGCCAGAATTCCGATGATGAGTTTTTCTAGATTGTCCAGCGAACCCGCATTGCTATTGGAAGCAACAACGGCAGTGATTGCAAAATTAAGTTTGACCTGTGTTTTTGCCTTGCCGATCAATTCAACTTCCATGTACGGCGTACTTGGAACAATAACGATTGCTGGTGGAATTGGCGTTTCAGGAACGCTTGCGTATGACGTAGCAGCTAAACCTGAAAAGGCATCGGCTAGGGTTGCGCGGGTTTCGGCGATTGAGTTGGCTGGCATTACTGGACGATCGTTTCAACGTCTAGGTATGGTTGAAGTAAAGATGAAACGCGATTAGTTAGCGAACGACCCATACGATACGGCGAACTTGCAAAATCAACACCTTCAATTTGCCCACCCGCTGCAACGCGGCTTTGAAATACCTCAACGCTAACCGTTAGCACCGCCGATTCAATTGCTGGTGTGTTGGAATAAATTTCTGTGGCTGAATAGCCTGCAAGTGTTGCAACGCCTTCGGGAATTATGTTGCGCAGTGTGACGTCGGCTGACGTAATGGCTGCCGTAAAATGGTAGTTGCGTGAATCTACAACGGTGACGGTTGCCGTAAATGGTGCTGGTAATCCTGTGACAATAACTGATTGACCAGTTACAAAATGATTAAAACGTTGGGTGTAATAAGTTGCTACGTTATTTTTTAATTCATACGCTTCAACGGCTGACGTGTTAGCAACCAGCATTGGCAAAATAACTGCCTCGCTTGTGTTGATAATTTCCTCAAGATAAGCATCTGAGTAAAGTGAAACGGACACGCCAAGAACCTGACGCAATTGACTTGCGGTTACGATTGCTGGCATGTCCGTTTCCTTTCGATCTGCTGCGCTACGCTCGGGAGAGACCGTAGCGCATGATTAGTTTGTGGTTAGTCTGTGAAGTTGTTACGGAATGCGCCGCCAGCCAACTTGACTGCCGTTGCACCAAATGAATACACGCCAACTGTGATTGACCCGTCGGCAGTTGCCTCTGATCGCAATTGGAATTGTGATGACTCATACCATGTGTAAGCATCTGGGTTCACGATGATAAGCGAACCGTCCGCTGCTGCCGCTGGTGCAGCAAAGTCTGCGTATAGATCAAGACCTGCAACGTTGCCGCGCAATGAATCTGGGCGAACAACGCCGCCAGCATTTTGTGGTTGTGCTGCAAGATAAATTGGGCGTCCGTTGTCATTTAGTGACATTGTGTTTGCCCATTGATCTGAACCCATAACAATGTTGCGAGCAAATTCCTGTGTGCCTGAATAAACACTTGCAGCACCGCGTGAAACAAATGCAAGCAATTGTGCTGCGGTTGGTACTGCAGCTAAAACTGTGCCGTCAATTGTTGCGTTGGCAACCAGGACTGCATTAACTGATGCGTTTTGTGCTTTAGCCATTGCCTTGACCATGTTGCGTAGCAATTCATCAAAAAATAGTGGTGATGAACGCTCTAGCAATTCAACGCTAAATTTTTGCTGACCAGCAAACTTTGAAACACTGACTGAAACAAAAGCACTCTCTTGATCTGTATTTGAAAACGCTGCTGTTTCAGCAGTGACTGCAACTGTTGGCATTGCAGTGATCTTTGGAATTTCAAATGTCATTCCTGCATCTGGCAATGTTCCACGACTGATTGCGTCAATGGACGGACGGATTGTGTTGCCTAATCCGTTAATAATTTCTGTCAATTGGCGTGTTGGTACAAGACCAGCGTTGTCAGTTGTTGTTGCGCCATTGTTGGCTGCGTGTACATAATCGCGAGCGTCTAGGTCACCCATTGAAGCGCGGATTGTGTTTTCTAGGTACTTTCCAGCAGTGATTTCAATGCGTGGCTTTGTTGTAAATCCACCCACTGTTGGGCGAGCGGTTGCAGTGATTGACTGCGCGGCTTCTACCGTCTCGACGGTGTCTGCCTGTGTGACGGTGTTGTCCACTTCGTCTCCTTCTGTTGTTGGTTGTGCCTCTGGTTCGATTGTCGAATCAGAATCCTGTGTTTCGTCGTCCTCGGTTGCTGCTACGGATTCAACGCGGGCTGATCTAATTGCTGGCTCACTGGTTAATGCAACGGCAGTCAATTCGCCTTTCAAAATGCGGACTGTGCCGTCTTTGAGTGTTTCGTATTCGTCATAAGAGACTTCTACGCTAAAACCGTCTCGTAATCCTTCGGCTGCTTCGACAAGTGCGTCGCTGCCCGCCGTTGTATTAGCAATTTTGAATGTGGCAGTCATGTTTTTGTCAGTTGATTCAATGCTCAACGTTTTACCAATGCGGCGTGAGCGATCATGCTCCAAGTTAAGCAAAACCGCCTTTGGCTCAATTGACCCAGCGGCAAACTGCACTTTACCAATTGAAGCATTACCTGTTTCCTCAAACGTCACAATGGTTCCAGTAATTGTGCGACTAATAGAATCTGCCGCAGTTATGGTGAACGGTGTTAGAACCTTTTTCATAGCAGCATGTCCTCTTTCTCGCGTATTTCATCAACCGACATTGCGCCGATTCGATTTAAGAT